ATATATAAAGACATGCTATATAAGGAAAGACTATACTTGTATGGTATTATACTGTAACTTTATATATGACTTAATTAACAATTATTGTAAACTACTGTCTGTCCGGTCATCCTGTGATAGAATTAAAATCCCAAATCAGGATGACCGGACATATAAAAAATTATCTAGTATATAAAGATAGGCTATTTAAGGAAAATACTATATAAGATGAAGTATATAAAGATATATATATATACTGATAATTAAAGACAAAAATATATAAAACATATAAAAATGTTTAGGTGTAATAAATGCAATAAACATTTTAATAGAGATGGACATTTACAACGTCATTTAAATAGAATTAATCCATGTGTTATTACAGCAACAATAATACCATCCAATAATAATTTAGATGAAAATGATAATTTAGATGAAAATGATAATCTGTATGTAAATGATAATTTACATGTAAATATAAATAATGAATTTAATGATTTATTATTATATATTAAACCATTAATACATAGTGAAATATCAAACAATTTTAATGAATTATCTACATCTAATGTAGATAATAAATCATATACAGTTGTAACCAATAAATGCCCCTATTGTTCCAAAGAATATTATCAAAAATCAAATGTAGTAAAACATATTCAGACAAACAAATGTAAAGTTAAGAAGGAAAAAGATATTAATCTATACAATCAAATGATTATTAATAAATTTGATAAAATTAAAGAAATTATAATAACACATTATTTAAATACAACTATATCTACTATACCAATACAACCACCGATAGTAATCCCTAAAAAACTAGTATCAGCTGATTGTGAAGATATTAAATTATCAAATCCAGATATCATTCGAATATGTACAAGTGGAACGTATTATCCAATTATTTCCGCCATTGTTATACATTGTAACAAAAATTACACCGAATATCAAAACATACTGATATCTAATTTAAGAAGTAATACAGGATTAATATATATCAATAATCAATGGATAGTTAAAACTCATGCTGAAATATTAAATTATATTATGTATATTGATAAAAAGCATATTATTAAATTATTAAAAGATGTCGTTGTAGAAGAAAAGTTAAAATTAAAATTAGATGCGACGAAAGATGAAATAGCGAGTAATGAATCAAAAACACATCAACAAAAAGAAATTAAGAAGTATTTATACACAGCATCTAAAATGATATTGAAAAATAAAAAACTCAATGATAAAGGTTTATAGTATATTCAGTAAAAAATCTTTATTGAATATGAACAACTTTTCTATTGTAGTACCTGCCGTTTCATACTCATCTATTATATCAATCATTTTCAATACAATTACATTAGACTTTGCATAGTACATATTATCATGATTAAAACTTATGACCAAAATCATAAAATCCAGATTTGTATACTTTCGTTTAAGTGTATTCGATAAATCAAATGTATATTCTAATTCAGACTTTTGTAACTTTTCTTTATACATATCATACATTATTCGATTACGATTATCCTCTTCTAATCGAATAAATAATATTTTATTAGATCCACTTAATAAATCAATAAATCGTTTACTCCTTCTTTCATATTTTTCTTTGCATTCTACAAAGTTACTTGCTTTACATACACTAATACTATCCTTATACTTAAACACTCTAAGTTTGTCATTATCTATATTTTTTAAATCATGTAAAAAGCGTAAATAGTACTTCTTATTGGTTACAATATCTCCATAATTAGTACTTGTTTTCATACTTTCAAAATCATCTATATTAAATACACCACTAAAGTCATTCTCTATTAATTCATTAATAGCCCACATAGATGTTCCGATATAATCAAAAAACTGAGTTGGATTATTCGGTTTTATTGTATCTATATACTTTTTAACATTACAATTTGTACCTAGTGATAAAAGTAGATATTTATCAAATATGTTATTCATATATTATTAATTACTAATATAAATACATATTAAACTATATTTCATGTTAATATCATACAAATCATTACGAACCTATGTTCTAGTAAATTCTACATTATTACTCATAAGTACTATACAATACAATTTAACATATACTTTTATTAATTACATCACATATTATTTCTCAATTTATCCAATCTATGCATGTAAGGTACTTTTAACATTTAGTACATTGTATTTACGTAATTATCTATTAATGGACATTATTGATTATAGTACTCAATATAAAATAAATATAAATATTTCATCATATTACTCACATCTAAATGAGTTTGATAGAAATGTATTTGTATCAACTATTGTAGAAACAGGTACATTTATAACTGCAATGACTTTACTATCTAATAAAGTCAATATATTATACGATTTATTACTGTTTATACCAGTTTCATTTCTTTTTGAAATTATCTTTGATTTCTTTCATTATTGGTCACATCGTATTATACACAATAATGCATTTTTGTACAAAAATATTCATAATAAACACCATCATTATATATATCCTACTACAATTCTAACTTTTTATCAAGATCCCTTTGATTTAATTTTAACAAATTCAATCCCATTCTTATTAACTATTCGTATATTATCTTGTATGTATATAAATATATCTATGTTTACATTAAGTATGTTAGTCGTATATAAAAGTTATATTGAAATAAGTGGTCATACTGGAAAGAAATTATATCCATCTGGATCATTTCCGCAATTTATATGGTTACCAAAATTATTTGGGATCCAATTATATACTGAACATCATGATTATCATCACATCCATACAAAATGTAATTATAGTAAACGTTTTATATTATGGGATAAGGTATTTGGCACGTTAAACAATCGTAAATTAAATCATATTTAATTGTAATAAAAACAAAGTATATTATTTGTTTTTATTTTTCAATAAACTTTGAGTTAAAAGAAGTTAAACTTTTGATAAGTTGCTGTAAGTTTATTTTGACTTGTTTTTAATATGCTGTATGATAATTTAAAGTTTATATAGTTTTGAAACAGTCATCATTTGGTTAGTACAGAAAAGGTGTATTACGGTTGTTGCTGTATGATAGACTTTGGTCAATACTATATTTACAATCATCGAAAGAAAGATTTTTTTATTTGCTGTCAGATAATTTTACTACTACACTACTAATATCAATCATCATTTGTTACCATTAAAGATGTTTAGATTGCAGTGTGATGATTTTGCTTAATCAGTGTATTACAATTATCTACATCAAGAACATATTGTTTTTAATTTGTTTACAGTAATGTTCTTTCACGCCCACAATATATATTTATTATTTCTTAAGCAATTTACATTTCAATTTTTATTATAATATAAAATAATTATGCTCGGAGTTTCTCGCGAACAGGATCATAAATAGGATCATCAAGTTGCATCCGTAGCGTCTGATACGGAGTAATTGACTTGAACCCTTCCTTCACAATGTACTTAAATAGACTAGGTGACCATCCACTCATCATCATTACACCAGGCGTGTCTGCCTGTGCATGGAAGTCCTGAGTATCAGCACGGAGATTCCAAATAATAATTCGAGGCATATTATATCCATTACCCTCACCAAAATTATCCTCGCCAGCATTCTTGAATGATGTACGAATCATCTCAACATGCGTTTGCCAAGGTGCGGTCTTGACATGATGCCGATAAGTATTACCTGTATAATATGAGGTTTGACTAGAATTACATGCTGCATCCCATGCCATATCAGTAAATACCACTAGATCAGTAGGTGCCTCATCCAATGGTGTCTTATTCATCTTCAAATCTTTAATAATTAGCTCCATTGCCTTTTGAAAGTCAGTACTCAGTCCATGACCTAGAGCAGAGCTGGCTAACATACTTACCTTATCATAAATATCCATACTAGTATTAAAATTAATCCACTGAGGTGTAGAATCAAATGTCATAATCTTATTTTTACCAATACCTACACAAATTTCAGAAAATAGAGTACCAAGTGCGGCACTTACCAGTTTAGGAATACCATCCATCGAACCAGAAAAGTCACACATTGCAATCATCTTATTAAATGTTCCCATTGACTTGATATCATCACGAATAGTATTCCATTGAGCACGATTAATATTTTGTTCATCTGTTGATGAACTATCATGAATATTCTTTAGAATATTTTTATAAATTTCATGGGGCATCACTGTATTACTTGCATTAACCTTTGCTTTACCCTCTAGTACAAGTTTCATATGATTCTTAAAATTTTCAGCACACTTTACACGATCAGGATCATTAGGAAAACGAATATTTCCTTCAACACGAGTTGTCTTAGATAGCAGCTCATTCAAAAATGCCTTCTTGTATTTAGCAAGTGCACGACCAGGAACTTGCTCTGGCTTGATATCAGCCCAATGCTTATTACACTGCTTAATTTCAATAGTATTAAGATAATTATTCAATGGTACAATACGCTTACGATACAACTTCATCTTATGACTGAAAGAACCAACTGAAAACATCTTACATGCAAAAGTATTGGCCATCTTATCTGAACTAGTCTGACGAGGCATCCACTTGGCAAGAAGACTAATTGACTTATTATCCTTCATATTTTTCTCATCATCTTCAAGTTGCTTAATCACAATATCATAAATCTTATTGCGAATAGTATCATTATTATATGACATATACAATTTAAACATATCCTTCCAATAACCATAATGAGGAATTAGCTCAATCACCTTAAGCATTTCAGCCGGCTTTTCACGAGCTAGAATAGTAAACATATGCATCGATACATCACGTTCACCCTTGCCACCACGAATATTACGACTCTGAAATGTAAGCAAAAATGCATCTTCAGTCATTTTATCATTCTCTAGAATTTTCATCATAGCATTATAAATAATATCATTTGATTGATTACGTACAATTAGAGTAGACAATGCAACACGAGGATCATCAACACCATCAAATGTATAAACATCCGCACCCTTTTCGCCAACGGTCGTTGCCATTTTTGAGATCTGTAGAAATGTATTAAACGAGTTAATATATTATATTACTTATTATACTATTATAATTTCAATTTTTTACATAAAATAATTTGAATATTTCCTTATTAAAGTCACTATATGTAAGTACGGTCGTATCTGACAATGAAAATAATTTCTGTATATGTTTATCTATATTACACATAATTTTAGGATAGTCTGATCCAGATGCTGTTAGTTTATGTGACTTTATATGATCATGAAAATGAACGATGAATTCATCTCGCGACATTAAATAATTATCAGGAATTTGTACACCAATGTTTTTAAGAAATTCTTGGACTTTCATTGGTATGTGAACAGGAATAAAAATATTAGGTATTTTATATAGTTCTTCTTGGTGCTTACATTTGGAACATGTAAATTTACGTTTTTTGTACATATCTAATTCTGCTTCTAGCATTCGAAGTTTACCGTTCCGAGTGATCATTTTTTATTATATTAAATAATTATTTATTATAATAATTATCTAATTTCAATTTTTATAAATTAATTTATTTTTTAGTTGTTTTCTTAGCAGGTACTTTCTTAGCCACTACCTTTTTAGCGGCTTTCTCTGTAGCTAATTTTTCACTCTTATCAATTGCTACTTTAGTAATTTTCATATTTTGTTTAACAACCGCCTTAGTCATTGTTACATTCGTATCAGTTGGTTGATATTCTTTAACATATACTTCTTTTAATTCATTTAATTCATCCATCCAGATTTCTTTTTCTGATTTAGATTCTAATAACTCAATTTCTTCTTCTTTGTTATTAATCTTTTCTTTGAGCTCCTCAATCTTTTCATATGTAAATGAGTGAATAGGTAGATTTAATAAATAATCATACTTTTCATCACCCAAGTTAGGATACTTTCTTTTTACCAGTTGTGCAACAATATCATCTCTCTTTTTGCGATTTACCACAACTCTATCTTCTAATACATCTTCGATAAATTTCATCTTCCATTTTAATACATCTAACTCTTTTTGATACTTACCCAAGAAATACTCTTTTCTCTTAGTATATCCCTCTAATCGCACATAATAAAATTCTCGTAAAATATCATTTACATTACCATACTTTTTGATCTTATCATCTTTATCATACAAGTGCATATTGGTAATACTAATTTTCTTAATTAGTTTAAATTTTTGGATTAATTCCTTCTCAGATAAATCATCTGTCTTTTTACCATCTAATGTAATTCTAAACCGTACTTCTTCATCAGTATTGTCATTGGTGAACTTGAGAATGTCTTTCTTTTCTTCCAAGTCATTAAGAAATTCTTTATAGACAGTAGTCCATGTTCCAATAGGTAATTCAGTAATTAGTAAATCACTACCAATACATTCATAATTACCCATAATACTATATGTTTTATCTTCTTGAGATATCTTACCTTTGAAGCCATGAAAATATGGTTTTAAATCCTTCAATGGTTTATCATTCATCATATTTTTAATATTCTCAATCAAATCAAGTGGATTATATGGTAAAATCTGAGTACTAAAGCCAGTACCAATGCCTTCTGCACCATTTACTAAAATCATCGGAATAATTGGCAAGTAATACTCTGGTTCAATAGGTGTACCATCATCATCCATATAATTTAGAATAGGATCATCTTCTTCACGATAGATCTTTCGAACAATTGGATTTAGATATGTAAAAATATACCTGGGAGATGCAAAATCTTTGCTTGTCAACCTGGTACCAAATTGTCCCGAAGGCATTAAAATATTAATATTATTTGATCCAACAAATCGTTGAGCCATATTAATAATAGCCATATTTAAACTTTGTTCACCATGATGATAACATGTTTTATCGCTAATAAAACCTGTTAATTGTGCTACTTTAATTTCAGATTGTTTCGTAAATAATTTACGCAAGATTGTACCATATACAATCTTTCTCTGACTTGGTTTTAATCCATCTACCATTGATGGAATACTTCTTTTAATATCATCATTCGAAAAATGAATTAATTCTTTATTTACAAAATCATTATAGGGTACTTTTTTAATATCAGGTGTTAAGATAACATTTTTATCATACTTCATTAACCATGCTTTACGGTCATCTGCTTTTTTCTTATCAAATGCTAACATAATTGCATGATGACACGGATGACCAACTTCAACCATTTCGGAAGATTCAGATTCTTGATTTTTTTGATTTTCTTCTTCAAGTTCTTCACCAATTGTAGGTCTCCATAAATAATGAATTAATTTGTCTTCTAAATTTGCAAAATATTCTTTACCTTCTTCACGAGTACTGGTACCTAATCCTTTGTAGTATTTAATATGATAACCTACTGCTTTCTCCCGCCAATCATTATATTCTGTTAAATTGTAAAATATTTTAACATCTTTACCTTTAGAGGCTTTTACAATGGGTGTGGCTAAGCATGTAATAAATCCATCTATTTTTAACAAAGACGGCCAGAAATATTCAAAAAAGTTTATCAATAGGCCTTTAATGTGAAAGCCATCTGTGTTATGTACAATCATTTGTCCAATACCTGCTTGAAAATGATGATTTTCAGTTTCCAAATCATATACATCGCATTCTTGTACTCCTAGATCAATAATTTGGATAATACTATTAGAATTAATATTTATTTGTTGCTTAGTTATAATTAATTTATATATATTATCATGATAATTAATATGTACATTATATTCTGCATTTTTTGCAATTATATATATTTGTTGTGCAATTAATTTGTCACTAATATTAGGTGTAATATAATTATCTTCTATATAATCACATTTACGTAAAAATCCTTGCATAAATATTTTTTTAGTCTTACTTTCACAATTTAATAACATAGTTTGAATATTTACATATTTTTTTGTTTCATTATTATATAAATTATAACCTAATTTATATGAATATTCATCAGATATATTAAATGACGCTACATCATTCATATTATCTGGAAAAGAATGTAATAATTCATCATTTATTTGAATATCTTTAGGGGAAATTTCTTCTCCATTTATATTTAATAATGAATGATCTTCAGTTACATCTACTGCACCACTATTTGTTACAATTCGATATATTTTTTTATTAACTTTATGTTTTATAACTTGATTAATTTTTGTCCAACCTTTTTCTGTCCAAATATCATAAGTACAAATTCCATAATGTTTACTATTAATATTATCGTATAACCAATTATATGTAAGATCACTTATAGTCTTAATTTCAATTACATTTTTGTTTCGTAATAATAAAGGAGTATCACCAGTAACACTGTCCTGATCACATAAGGTGACAATTCCTCCGTATCTTAATTCTGATACATCGCAAACTTTTGAAGTATTCTCTTCATCTTTTTCTTTAGTATCTTTGGCATCTTTACCACTAGATATGTATTTAACACCATGTTTTAATCCTAAAATTTTTTTCAAGTTAATAATTTCTTCATTACCTAATAATTCTTTGGGACTAGCACCACGGACATTCAATAACTTACCTTTTAATGGGAAAATACCATATTTTTGATTTCCTACTACACCTCGTCCACTCATTGCTAATGCTTTAGCACTGTCGCCCTCTGTCAAAATTAACTTGCATTGTAATGATTTTTTAGTACCAGCCCATTCAGCATCTTCTAATTTAGGAATACCTTTAATTGCATTTACTTTTTTACCATCAGTCTTTTTCATAAGTAAGCTTTCTTCTTTGAATTTTAAATAATCCAATAATACATTTAGAATACCACATGTGTTAATCTTCTTAACAAACTTGTCAGACAATTCACATATAGAACCAAACTCACTTTGTTTCGTCTTTAATGTTTCTTTCGTTTGACTTGTAAAACTAGGATTTTCAATAGTGCAATTAATAAAGATCATATAATGATCCTTAATAGAATGTGATTTAATTTTATTAATAGCATCTTTATTTTTCTTCTCAATTTGTTTTTGAATATTATCAATAATTTGATCGTTAATATAATCAACGTGAGAACCACCATGATATGTACAAATATTATTTACATGAGAAATATGTTCAAAACCACCATCTGGTCTGTACACATAACTAATTTCCCATCTAGGTTGTTTTTCATAAACAATGTCTGGTGTATCGTCAGTATCAAAATATAATTTAATATAATCTTGAAATGTTTTGGTAAATATCATTTTTTCATTTAAATATACATTTATATTTTCAAGTGTACCAGCCAAATCATAAACTCGTTTTTCAAACAACGCAATCATATCTAATGAAAGTTCTTCAATACCAAATTTCTCAAAGTCAGGTTTAAATACAATCTTAGTAAATGTATTACCTGATTTGACATCAGTAATAACAGGTGAAGTTCGTTTACTCATATTATCAGTAAATTCTTGATAAAACTTTCTTTTTCTTTTACCATCAACTGTTTCAATAGAAAAGAATGTAGAAAAAATATTGGTTAATTTAGCACCATATCCATTCCGGCCACCTGTAATACGTTTTTGAGTATCATCGTAATTAGTAGAAGTTAATAATTCACCGAATATAAGTTCGGGTACGTATATTTTATATTCCTTATGAATTTCTACATCAATACCAACACCATCATTATATACTGATATTTCATTGTTAGATATACAAATTTTAATGTTTTTACAAGTGGTGTCGTTCTTAGAATGATCACTTGCATTTACAATAATTTCATCAAAAATTTTGTATAAAGCAGGTACATATTGTATTTCCTGTTTTACTATCTTTCCATTTTGATGAATGTAAAGTTTTTCAGTTTGAAGTTTAATATCTCCTACATATGTATCAGGTCTGGTTAGAATATGTTCTAATTGGGTCTTTTTTTGATATTTTGATTCAATTGAATTCATTTTCTTTATTATATTACTTATTATATCTTTAAATTTAATATTTTCAATATTCAATTTTATTATATATATGTTTTATACTATTGGAATACAATAGTATAAATTAGTATATAATTAACACAATAAAGGGGGTTTGCTTACTAAAAATCACAATTTAATTGCGCGATTTTTTCGATTTCTTGGATTTTTTAGATTTGCGGCGTTTGCCACCTTCTTGGGCGACAGCAGGTACATTACCACCATATACCATCATTTCTTGCGAACGACGCGATTTTTTGGATTTTTTGGATTTGCGGCGTTTGCCACCTTCTTGAGCGGCAGGGACGGCAACAACGGCATCACCACCTTTCATCGATTTTTTGGATTTTTTGGATTTGCGCGATTTGCGGCGTTTGCCACCTTCTTGAGCGGCAGGTACGACGACAGCGGCATCACCACCTTTCATCGATTTTTTGGATTTTTTGGATTTGCGGGGTTTGCGACCTTTTTGAGCGGCAGGTACGTCGAGAGCGGCATCACCACCTTTAATCGATTTTTTGG